GGACGACGCTATGGCCGCCGGGCGCATCACGGAGGAATGGGCGGACCAGCGGGCACGGCAGTGGGGCCCGGATTCGGCGATCTACCAGAACAGGGTCCTCGGCGAGTTCTACGCCTCCGATGAGGACTCGGTGATCCCGCTGGCCTGGGCCGAGGCTGCGGTGGCCCGCTGGCACGCGTGGGATGAGGCCGGACGCCCGGAGTCCGGCCGGGACTTCCTGCCCCGCACGGTCGGCGTGGACGTAGCCAGGACCGGCTCAGACCGTACTGTCTTGGCCATCCGCAAGGGCCCCGTGATAACCGAGCTCCGCAGGTCGGTCCGGGAAGACACCATGCAGACCACCGGCCGCGTGATGGGCATCCTTGAGGCCGACAGCTCCTGCACCGCCGTGGTCGACGTGATCGGCATCGGCGCGGGCGTGGTGGACCGGCTCCGCGAGCAGCACGCCCGGGTCCTGGCGTTCAACGCCTCACGCGGCTCCAAGGCCAGAGACAGTACGAGGGAGTTCGGGTACGCGAACCGGCGGAGCGAGGCGCACTGGGCGCTCCGTACCGCGCTGGACCCGTCCGGCGCCCCGGATTACTGCCTGCCGGACGACGAGATGCTACTGGGCGACCTGTCGGCACCTCACTGGTCGGTCACGTCAAGCGGGAAGATTCAGGTGGAGAGCAAGGATGAAATCCGCAAGCGCCTTGGCCGGAGCCCGGACGACGGGGATGCTGTCGTGATGGCCTACGTCCCGCACCTGGCCGACCACGTGCCGAACGCGCGCCCGTGGGCCGGCGCTATCGAGCTCAACGACCTCGGCCAGTCTGAGGACGCGCAGATGCGCCGCCGTCTCCGCGGCGCCCACGGCGGAGCCTATGACCAGCAGACACCGGAATCCGCGCCGTGGAGCCTCGACGGTTTCGCGCCCGAAGATGACCAGCAGGAGCACCCCGAGCACGGCAGACGGGGGAACGTCAGATCGTGGCGGTAGGGTCCAGGTCGGCCGCTAGCATCTGCCTCAGTAGTTCGGCCGCCTTGTCCGGTCCGCCGACCGCTTCTATGGCGTCCCCTATCTCGGCGGGGACGATAGCGGCCTGCGGCGTCCCGCGATTGGTGAGGATCACGGGTTCTCGCGTATGCCGCACCCGGGCGATAACGTCGGACCAGTGAGCGCGGGCATCGGCGATTGCCATATCCATTGACGTGCTACGGTGCGCCGCCTTCGCAGGCGCTAGTTTCACTGGCTTGGTGATGACAAAAAAGCCTGTCCCGTCGTCCTTTATGCCGCCTATCCATGGCGATCCCGCGATGTTGTAGACGGGACGCTCAGACTTTATGGCCTGATCCTCGGCGGCTAGTGCGTCTTCCCGGCCGGGATACCACTGAACCGTCTGGTGGTCAACGTGCGGCCACCATGGCTGTGTCTTGGCGTGCCGTTCCCATCGAACGCCGAACTCGCGGCCGACGCCGACGTAGAGAAGTGTGTCATCGACCGCAAAGAGCCGGTAGACAGCGGTGCGCTCACTCACCGGCCTTCCCGCTTCGGCTCGGGCCGCTGCGGCATCTCGTCTATGTCGCCGACGTACCAGCGCATGAACTTCCGCACCAGAACCGACCGGTTAGTGTCCGGGTCAGCCTGTTTCGCCGCCTCGTCCAGTCGTTCCCACAAGTCGCTGTCTATGCGAATCCGTCGCAGCGTCGTTCCGTCCGGTGCCATGATGTCGGCCTTTCTGTCGCTCACATCGTATCCTCTCACATGGATTTGACTGTAGCCACAGTATGTCATACAGTTCAGGTTGTAGGGCAAAGGCAGCGCCCAGGGACCACCGGCCCCCCTAGCGGGGGGAGCAGGCGGAGCGGCACCAGGCAAACTCCAGACCCCGCAGACTTGTCGGTTCGCTGGCCATGGCCCCTGAACCTTCACCGCCTCAGAACCGGTCCGCGGGTTGGGGAAACACGGAGACAGCGGGCGCGGGGCCAGGACAACCCGGACCCGGGATCAGCCGCAGCGGCGAACCGCTGAAGGAATCCCCCGGACCTGGCCCCGCGCATGGCCCCCGCCAACCGCAACCAACCCCCCAAGGGAGCATCACCTGTTATGACCGCCACTACGCTTGACCCGCAGGACACCCCGGACCTCCAGCCTGACCCGCGGAAGCCGCGTCACCGCGTCCGCCGGGTCCTGCTGATCACCGGCGGGGCGTTCGCCGCCCTTGTTCTCATTGCCACGATCACCGGTGCCGTCTCAGGCAGCAAGACCGCCGCACCCGCCCCGGCCCGGTCATCCTCCGCGCCGTCCCCGGTCATCACCCAGGGCCCGCCAGCCGGGGTAGCGGCACCCAAGGTCACGGCCGCGCCGGCACCGAAGGTGACGCGCGCCGCAGCCCCGGCCGCACCGGCGACTACGCCACCCCCGGCTCCTGCCGCTCCCGTGGTCACGGCCATGGGCACGTGGTGCGCCGGCACCGGGTGGACCGACCTCCAGGCCGTGGAAGCCGACAACACCACCATGGGCGACGACGCCACCGCCCTGGACCCGGGTGCCACGGAGCAGGACGGCACCGTGCTGGCTGCTGCCGCGGAGACGGCCACGCTGAACCCCCCGCCCGTCACCAGCACCCAGAAGCTTGATTACGGCCTGGGCATGTCCTGGATGATGGCCGCGGGCGACGACGCGGCCAACGGCTACTTTGACAACGCGACCGGCGACCTGGACAAGGCCAACGGCTACTTCGCCGACGACAAGGGCATCCTGTCCTGCCCCTGACAAGCACCTGGCCGCGAAGGAATGCGCGTGCACCCGTTCGATACGGGTGGCGGTCACCCGACAACAAGCAGGGAGAACGGGAATGCTGAAAACCGGGCAGTACGTGTACCGGCTGGACTGCGGCGAGGTCTTCGCCGGGGACGAGGGCCTGGCGGAGGGCACCCGGCGGGGTGTTCCCTGCACGGTCCCGCGCGGATAGCCGGGTTCGGGATCTCCATGTTCGCTTTCCTGCACCCGGCGGCCTCGCCGGAAGACGCGCCGGGGTTCACGCGATGATGACCAGGGATGAGGGCATAGCGAAGATGACAGCGCAGTGCCGCGCCTACCCGCTGGTGCTGCTGGCCTCCGCGCTAGCCGACCTCGACGCGAAGCCGCACCTCAGCGAGGCCGAACGGCTCGCCCGGTCCGTGATGATCGACGTGGTGTGCGAACGGTGCCCGGCCGCCGACGCGGCGTTCACCGCGTGGGCGGACAGCGACGACATGGACCAGCGCAACGCCGTACCCGCCATCGTGGCGGCAGCGAGGGAGGCAGGGCGATGATGACCGACATCTGGTGCTTCACCTGCTCCCACGAGATTCGACGGGAACTGGCGGGCGGCTACACCCACCTGGACCCGGACGACCTGGACGGCTGCCCTTGCGCCGAAGACGGGGAGGCATGCGCGCCGTGACCGCGACCCAGCGCGCCCGCAAGCCCCGCCGCGAGTTGACCCCGGTCGACATCACGGCACGTTTCCCGGCGTTCCGCAGCGGCAGGCTGGAGAACTGGTCCGCTGCATCCCGCGACGGCGTGTGGAAATATGAGCGGCTCGAAGACGCGGGCACGCCGTGGTCGGTAGTCCATGTCCCGACCGGGACCGAGGGCAGCTGGTACGGCACGCTCACCGCAGCCCGTGAGGCCACCGCGAACGGTTCGGCGCTGGAGTACGTCGAGAGAATCCAAGCCCATCAGCGCGGCGAGCACAAGACCGAGCGTGACATTCGATGTGGAAGGTGCAACTAATGGCCGGCAAATTCGCAGAAACCCCGTTCGTCCTCGCTGAGATAGTGGACAGCAAGGTAACCGCCGCGACCGTTCGCTACGGCATCGGCTTCAACTGCTCCCGCACCAATCAGCCCGAAGTCCTCCAGTACGTCCGCCACCCGGACGGCCAGGAGAACACCTACGTCATCGTGCGCGGGCTGTCGTCACAGAAGGCCGCCGCTATCGCCATGATCCTGAACGCGCCAGAGTTGGGCTGACCCGGGATGCCACGGCGCAAACTCGGCCCTGACGAGTACATTGGCGACGACGGTGACCTGATGACCCGCGATGAGGCGATCGCAATCGGCCAGCTGGAAAAGCTCGCCAAGCACTGGCCGAAGACGCTCAAGCTGGTCAGCATGGCCGGCGAGATATACATCATCCGCAACGACGACAAGCCGGCGAATGAGCATGTTAGTCACACCCCTGGCTCACATCGTCGGCATCCCGAACGACGGAGGCGGCTGGTGACCGGCCGCTCCGCTGCCGACGTGATCGGCGAGGACGGCAAGGTGCGTGTACTCTCTCGTCGCTGCGGCACTTGCCTGTTCCGCCGAGACCACCCATTCGGATCCGAGCGCGCCACTGAGGTCATCGAGGCCAACGTCACCGCGGGTGCCCTGCTCACCTGCCACTCCACGCTCCCGTACGGCGGTCACCCCGATTTCGGCCCTGCTGTCTGCGCGGGATTCTGGGCGCAGCACGCCATGTCCACCGCCGCGGGGAGGATGGCCCGGTTCCTGCTGGGCGTCACCCGGATAGCCCCGCCCGGAGATCAAAGCCGTGATCATGACGAGCCGCCTTCAGCCAGGTCCGGGGTCTGACCGCGAAAGGGTGCCCGTTCCCTGGCTGCGGCCGGGTCTGGCCACGGCGCGAAACCCCGGTAGCAAATCCGGGCCGCCAGGACAGCAACCCTAGCCCCAGACCCGGCCGGGCCAGCGTAGCGGCCTCTTCCCGGGGAGAGAAATCCGGACGGAAGAGGCTCCGGCCGGCCCTGCGCTGCCACGGGGGTGAACAGCTTGCCGGGTCCGGGTGCGCCGCGGGGGCCTCCGGGTTTCGCCTCGCAACCCCCCAGAGCGGGCGTAGCCGCGAAGGCCCCCGAACGTGGTGCTCAGGTTACCGTGCGCAACCGGGACGGCTACGGACGGTGGCCGGATTGCGGCGTGTCTGCGGCAAACCGGCCGGCCGCGCTTTAGCCCATCTCAAGCTCAAGCGCCTCCTGCT